AGAAAGCGGTTGTTGCTTCTACTCAATCGTGCGACTCATAATCTCCACGTCTGAAAAAATTTTGATATACCCTCCTGACCTGAAAAATTTTTATTGCACTTCCCCCTTTATAGGCGATATTTAGGTATGAGATTAAGGAACAAAACGAAGTTCAGCACAGAGTTGATTCGCGAAATTGTTCGATTTGCCAAGCCAAGCGGCTTACACAACTTCACCCTTCACGTTAAAAGCTCAAGAAATGGGTGGCATGGACATGCTTGGGGAGCCGGGGATAAATACGCAACGATCTACGTTCCTCGCGGAACGACTGAAAAAACAAAATATACCCGGCCAACTGGTTGGAACATCGAAGCTCTCAAGAAGGGCTATATCAACTCAAAACAATTTACTCCTATTGAGGACATGGTGCATTTGATTGCCCATGAACTCAGGCACGTCTGGCAACCGAGCCATCGAAATCGAAGGCCGGTCTGGGGATCGAAAAGAGGTCGATACTCGGAGAGAGATGCGGATGCATACGCGATTCGCAAGACCAGAGAATGGAGAAAACTACACGGATTTGGAGTACCAAAATTATGATGGCAGCAAGTTACAAAACCAAGAAAGAACTGAAGGCAGCGGTTGGACAGTCGTTGCGCTTTGTCGAGACTTCGCTTTTCGGCACAGAGTATCGTCCGGATGGCAAATTTGCCGTAGTTGGTCCCTCGCCTTACCAACGGAAATGGTTTGCAGAGGTCACCATGAAAGACGGCAAGATTGAAAGGGTAACATGATCGACTTTAAACCAGAAGACCTGACACACGTTAGAAAGCTTGCCGAGGTTCACAACATTAAGTTTGTAGATAGGCTTGAGGCGATAAACAAGGTAGGAGCCTTACAATTCCTAATGTTGGGAACTTCATTTGCTTCCAAGAACATCAAAACTGGAGAGCAAATCGTTTACATCGAACCCAGGGAGATGAGCAACCAGGACGAGATGTATTTTGTCGCGCTTCACGAAATCGGCCATGTGGTCAAGCATCACATGGAAGATGAAGATGCAAAGGGAATTGATCGTGAAATCGAAGCTTCAGAATGGGCTTTTGATAACCTGGCGCGACCTTTTACGGACAAGATGGCAATTTCGGCAATTGACGCACTCTTCACGCACCTGGAGATAGATTGGGTAAAAAAGACCCCACATTCACAATTCAATGAATAAATTCAGATCATGGCTCTACTTCCTCGCCAGGCTGCTCGGGGACATACAGGCAGTCAGGTCAGGGCGCGTGGGACAGAGGATTAAGCGTCGAATCTACGGAAAGCTGGCAGGAAGGGTTCTACGCCGTCTCCCATGATTTTCTCAAAGAAGCGTGAGCATTACCTAAAACGTCCTATGAAGTTCGAGGACGAGCATCCAGAGGCGGCGGAGATTCTGGCTACGATCTATTCTGAGCCTCCCCGCTATCACCGAAACGACAGGATGAGATATTTCACCAAGCGGTGGCATCTGACAGACAAAGGCCTGATTGAAATTTCTCACAAATATTAAAACTTTTTATTGAAATCTTTATTGGTGGATGTATATTGGTATATGAAAGGAACAGACAAATTGAGGGCAGAGTTGCACGCCTCATTCGACCGACTGTGGCACCACAGCACGAAGTCAGAACGATTGATCTTGGGGGTAATCCTCATGGTTTTCGGTGCTTACTTGTCCCACGTCCACTCACTTGCTCCCGATACAATTTGGGAAGCTTTTGCCTGGGCGATACACGGACTCGGATTGGAGCGTTTAATTTCCCTCGTAGATTAATATGGAAATTCTAACAATAATCATTCTCGCGGAGGTAGGAGTTTACATCCGCTGGGCATGGAGAACATTCAAACAGGAGACAATATGACACGCGAAGAAATGAAGCACGTTCACACGATCAACGAGCAGCTACACGCTGCCCGGAGTCCATATCTTCTTCACATCTCAAAAGATGGAATCGAGATCGGACATGATCAGTTTGGAATGGTAACAGGCGAATGGTCGAAGGGGTCACAAGATGCCCGACGAGAATTCGATAGCATCAAACACCACGGCGATCACCACGGACGACATCGCACCTTGGAAAGCCAGGAACGATTCGAGCGCAGGGAGGAAGATGATCGGGTCGAGACGAAAGAGAGTCTCGCCCACATCCAACCATTCACCCGTGGACACGCAGCAATCCCTCTTAATTGGGGGAGCGAAAGGGACTGGTAATATGGAAGCACTTTTAATTTCAATCGGAACAGCACTGGCAATCAGTTTGCCTATGCTAATCCTAGAACTTGTGGAGGCACTATAATGGACACAACACTATCAGGCTGGGCTTTGATAATTCTGGCCATAATCCTGGGGATCATACTAGCAATATGACCTACCGGATAACAACAATCGGCCCACTAGGGTGGCGATACGAATACGAGATTATCGCAGACGAGCCACCCGAGGTGGGAACCTGGTATCAAGGAAATAGAATTATCGAGGTGCGGCCATGAACACAATACGAGATTTTGGATATAGCGGCGTAGGTCCCTCAATTGAGTTTGAGAAGGACGAGGCGCGGAACTTTTACATTCCTCGAACGGACATGCCCCAGGTGGATGATTCGGATTACACGAAACTCATCTCGTTCCTGGCAAGTCACAATATCGAAGGACGATTTGGTTCTGCCGCACCGCACTTGTTTATTCCCCATCAGAGGATCGACAAGAAACGTGCGCGTGAGATGATAATGGCGATTCGGGAAATACCCGTTCTTACAAGCAAAGAAGGATTTATCTTGGATGGAAACCACAGGTGGTATGCCATCAGAGAGAATGGGGATGAGTATGTGAATTACATCATGATTGACCTTCCTTTCGAGGAGGCAATCGAAATACTGTTTCGCTTCCCGCAAACGATGACAAGCAACACAGAGAAATATAAGGATTCAAAATGAAAAACACATCAGTAAAAATGACATTACAGAAAATGCCCCACGACCCTATCTACATGATAGCAAAACTTCGTGGAGCAATCACGGTCAGAGACACGACAAACAGGATTGACCTGACAGTAGGTTCTACCATAACTGAAACTGAAGCAGTTGACTTCAATCAACGATACGATGTAACTGTCGTCCCTGGAAAAACATATCGGCGATGAAGTGGACAATAACCAATACAGATGACGGATGGTTTGCCATTTACGAGGAATCGGAACATGGTGTTCAGATGATCGCTAAATTCCTGACCAAACACGATGCTATCGATTACAAACGATACATGGAATCAAGGTGGAACAACTATGAGTAAGTTCGATCCCCGATTTAAAAAGCCAGTGGACAAATGTGGCGTGACTAGAAAGAGGAGATTTGAGTCTCCCTTTCTGGCGCAGGCTGTAGCCCATGAACTTGGATTCAGGATTTACTTTTGCCTGATTTGTGGCGGATACCATCTCACTTCCAAGTAAGATACGCACTCACAGGTTCGCCAAAATAAATGAAAATAATTATTGCATCCCTCACTGGGGCATGTAATATACAGGTAGTTCTTTTATAATGTCACCGAGAGGTTCTGGAAGCATATTCCACCTGAAGCACAAAAGGAATCGGAGTCGGGCTGGCTGAGTAAAGTGATCACTGCCTATAACGGTTCTGGGGACTTAGAATAGGTCTCAAACGATCAGGTGCCTTCCATAAGGGTTTGACTCCCTTGGGTGACACTATCAGAGAATCGACAACGGACAAGGCTATGGCACGGTAGCTGTCCTGAGGCAGTAAAATCCGTGATGGGTAGCGAGTGGTTGACCATGATTCTCTGAATAAAATTTATGACACCAGAAATTAGAACATACATAGACAAAGACGGAAAGACTCAGGCAACTTTTGCAGAGTCAGAGAAACCTGAAGACGAAATTTGTGACTTCTGCTTAGGCAAGGAACGACCTTACACGGTTTTTACCGCCAAGCAGTTCGTCATATGGCCTTGCGTATTCGAACCAGAGTGGAACGCATGTCCAAAATGTGCCGCATTCATCAATGCGAATGACAGAGAGGGCTTACTTAACAGAAGTTCAGCAAACTCCGCCGCATTTCCAAAGGAACGAGAGGGAGTTAAGATGGTTCAGGACAAATTTTTTGAAAACAAACAACCAGAAAGAGAATAAGATGAACACATACGTTGGAATTGCAGACGCGCATGGCATCGAAAGCTTCACGGACGGAGAGCCTGGAAAGGTTCCCTGGACAATGAAGATGCGAGCCTCGCTAAATCGCCAGAGACATGCTCTGGTTTATCAAGTTGAACTGGACGACAAGGGTCGCTCCGAGGTGGAGGGACTAATTGTCAAAGGACAGTTCAAGAAAGCCCTTAAATTCCTTAAGGCACAACCAAGCTTCTCGGTTGAGGAAGAGATGCGACGGTCAGCGGATATGATTCCGGACGACAAACTAGACCCCTACTGGGGACAATGATGAACGCAAACGCACTTAACGCAGCGGCCTGGGCATTCGTGGAGTCATACCAAAAAGTTTTGGGACGACCAGCGCCAGGCGATCTGTTTAACAACACGAAGGCAGTTATAACTCCTGCCATAATCACATACATAAAGGAATTAGCAAAATCATATGAGAACACTAACAATCAGAATTGATACAAGTCCAAAGCCGGATAACCAGGGCGCAATCACCATTGAGGCAGACGCGCCAGGGAAAGACGAAGTGGAAAACAAACTGACGAATGCCCTTGGGCATTTGTTCACCCATACTGCCGCCAAGTTTCTTGGCAATGCTACCATGGGATTCGGTTTCGGGAAAACTCTCGAAGACGCCAAGAAGGACGCAGATGAAAACTATCGCGCCTCTAAAATGGCAGAGTCCTCGAAAATTCCCTCGCAATAAGAAAATACTTCTTGCATGTTCCCCCCAGGCAAGGATATTTAGGTATGAAAAAGGAAACGAAGTCCCTAGAGACCCTCAAGCTTCTAAAGGCTGAGTGGGACCAAGAGTCGGTCTCAGATACGCTTAGAGCAGGCAAGCGAAACGACCTGTATTACAGGTGGCTTGTCCAAAGAATCGAGGCGATGGAGAGTGATCTACCCTCAACTCGTTCTTGAGCAGGGATCGGAAGCAATCAATCGAGCGTGGGAAATCTACCGCGCCAGATGCGAAAGGCAAAATGAACGCAGAAACAGAAAAGGTGATCGACGAGCTAATCCGCAAACACGGACTGAACAAGGTCAAGCGTCACCTAAATAATTTAATCGGAGAATCCTACTGGAGTGATTGGCAACGGGTGGATTCAGCGGTAAAGAACAGAGCCAATCGAATGAAAAGATATGGTATACATCAATATAACACTACAGCAAAATGGAGATAAGGTCAGGATGACTGTTCACGGTCATGCCGACAACGATGAGGCAACGCCAGGTGAGGCTGAGGCAGGCGAAGCAGTTAGGAAAGCGATTCACGCAATGCCGCAGTCGGTTCTGGAGCAGTCTTATGACTTGAAAGGAACGATATCACAATGACGCCATCAGAAAAATCTCCTGAAATCGAAAGCTTTCTAGAGAAGTCTTTCGGCAGGACAACTTCAATCGAAGGTAACAAGTGTGTCTTTTGTGGCGGCGACGCTACGCACTTCAAAGACGCGCTTTCACGCAGGGAATACGCAATCAGTGGTCTTTGTCAGAAGTGCCAAGACCAAACATTCGGAGAATAATATGGTAACAATTACAGCAGTATTAACAGATCAAGGTAATGACCTGGTCAACGCGGAAATTCATGGCAGGGGAACTGCTAACGACGTTGAGCTAGAATATGCCAACCGCATGATGGACGCCATGAAGAATGTGACTCCATCGACCCGCAAGAGCAGGGTTGTTAGTCTGACAGACGAAGATCGGACGGAAGAATTACATGGACATGCCTCATGAACTGATGGGTCATTACGGGAATGATCCCGTAGACCTGGGAAATTTCACCGGAATAGGCGGGAGCGATGCTCCCTCCTATTCTGTGTGGCGCAAGGCAAACAGCAAGAAAAAATCTCTTGACACCTACAACGAGTGGCTTAAGGTGGACAAGAAGGCACGAATCAAAAAATATGGAAAAGCAATATATGAAAAAAGAAATACCAAATGACATACTGAAATTAGCCGGAGCATTGGTGCTACGGCAAGTAGTTACAGACCTGTTAACAATGCCAGAAGAGGCCTACAAGTCGATTCTGGACGTTCCAGACGGCTATCAGTCCAATCTAAAGATACCTGGTGCGCTATCAAGCGTTAAGGAGCAAACCCAGGTTCTTTTCGATGCCCGAGAAAAGCTTATTGCTATCGGGGAGAAGCGATTAATCGAAAAGGCCGGCACGCCGACGCAATGAAAGAGGGCGACCTGATCAGAATCCGTGTTAAGCAGGGATGGTTGCACATGAAACTAGACACTATCGACACTGTGGGTCTGCATGGCACCGTCCCTGACTACGTGTCAGGGCTTAGATTTCTGCTTCGATGGGAGGACATACGATGCATCAAGGTTGTTCACAAATGGAGTTGGCTATGAAATACTTTGCCGTCTTCAAATACAAAGCTATGGAACTGGAGAACGAGTCAGATGACCTGGTCTCCATCAAGAAATGGATTGCAGACCTCTTGGCGGAGTATCCTGACCCGGACTACATCTGTATCAGGGACGAGGAATACGACAAAGTGATTTTTAATGAGGAATACAGAAAGATGAAAGATGAAGATTGAAAAGATTTGCAGCACTATCGCAAAGGCGAAACACGATTGGGAGACTTCCGGAGGAAGCTACTCCGAGTGGCTAACATTTTTCGAGATTAAGCAGCAAATGTTGTTCGAGTTATACGAAAAATATCCAGAGTTAAGGCACATGGAACACTTCTGGACGTGGTTGTTCTCAAAACCACCACATGCATGGGTGGCTCAACTCGAAGATGCTATAAAATCCCTTGAAAAGGGCATAGCTTGCGTTGATTGCGGAGAACTATGCAAGTATCCAGCGATGCGATGCGATAAGTGTGCCATCGAACACAAAGATTTACTTAAAGAACGCAGAGAAATAGCCCAAAAGATCAAAAGGAAGATCAGGAGAAGGGCAAGCAGAAGGAAATAAAATGAAAACAAAAATAACATCAGACGAAGAACTAAGGAAAATGGCAGGCATTGGAGCCGACATTGGGTTGGTTATCTCACAAGCAGTTGTGGGAGTTACCAAGACATCAAGTGACGGAATCACGTTCCTGGCCACGATGATAGCCACCATGTTGGTGAACTTCAGTGACATTAACTGGAAATACATGATGGAATCAGTGCGCGGCGGGCTTGATAGTGAATTACCAAGTTCAATCACCCAGTCACAACACGATGACCTAATCCGGCCTATTTTTGAAGCCATGGACAAGGCGCGTGAATCATTCAAGGCGCTACGAGAAAAGGAAGCAGTAATAACACCAACAGTCGCCACGCCACAGGTCTCACAATGAGGAAGCTACCAAAGAAGCTTCGCAAGGAAGGGTTCGACCTTGAATTAGTCGAACGTAAAGGTCACGTTTGCATCTATCGTCACCACTTACCGTTTAACGATGAGGACAACGACGATTACGAAGTGGTCATACCAAACTTATACAATCGTGACTTCAACGGTAATAAGGTAGAGACTTATGAGTCTTACCCTGGCACCAACCAGTGGGGATCAAAGGGATTTACTATTGCTGGCGGGAAATGGAATCCTGTCAGTCAGATGGTAGAACGAACTGAACCGGGAGTGGCTTTGTCAAGAGCTAAGACAAAGATGAATGATCTCCTGGCCACAACTGAACCTCCGCCATTGCCAAAATGAAAACCCTGGTAATAATCTTCATTGAGTGGGCAATTTGGATAACATGCTTTGTTTACCAGGGCAGGCCTACCGACGAGAGGTGGGAATGGCAAATCGGAACGAAAGAAAAGATAGAAGGAACAGGAACATATGACTAGGATACCGGAACAAGAACTGGCAGACCTTGAAGCACGCGCCGAAGCCGCAGAGAAGCGTTGCGAGCGGTTGCTGGCGGCGCTTCGTAGGCTAGAAGTGGCAAGTCGTGAGCCTACAGAGGCTAGAGAGCGAATGGAATGGACTGGTAAGATTTGGTGTGATTACGTTAACAAGACAGCGCGCTCCGCAATCGCAGCCGCAGAACAGGGGCAGCCATGAAAGAGTTTACTGTTCCCTTTGAAGCCGATGAACCAGAACGTCAACGCGACCAGTTACAGCAGCGAACCATTAAGGACATGAGATATATTGGGGGACTAGAGGTTAAAGTTCGACAACTGGAGCAGCGTTGCGAGCGGTTGCTGGAAGTGTGCCAAGAGTTGCTTGAGCATGGGTACTGGCGAGACAGCTACGAAAAGGAAGATGTTGCAAAACGGGCACAAGCCGCAATCGTAGCAGAACAGGAGCAGCAATGAGTGTTTTAAAATAAATCTCTCTGAGATTCAGAAGGACGTATCAGTTTATCTGATTCGTCCTTTTTTCGTATGGTCAAACCCCACCTGTTCTTAGGTGAAGGCGCCTGATAGTCCAATTTTCCGTGGCCAGGACGCCCTGTCGCGCCCCAAGACACAAACTCGGTCTTTCTCTCCAGAGTCCACCCAGAAGCTTTGTAGATCGTTCCCTTGTGAACGGCAGTGTCCTGATAGGAAATCAGTTTGATAACGTCAGGACGAGCTTTCCTGATCTCTTTTACCATGATTGACAGGAACCTTGAGGCCGTGTTCTTCGGAGCGTCAGGGGCGATTGCCATCCTTCGAAGCTCCAGACATCTGAACCCATCCGTAATCCTGTTGCCAGCAATTGGACACGACCAAAGAGCCACGGCATAAACTACATTCTTATGGACGACAGCATAACATGGATTACAAGCTGCCCCTCCCCAGGTAATTTCAGGCACTCTTGAGTGCCACTTTTTATTTAGTCGTCCGGCAAGTTTGTTATCACACTGAACCACTCGGAAATCTTTGGCGCTTTCAGGCGGATCGAAAGATGCTGCCTCCAGTGGATGTAAAATTCTTTCCCCGCTGAGAGAGTCCAATTTTTCAGCCCTATTCGGGTTTCGGTGTCTGGATTCCTTAGTTGTGCCCTCTCTCACTTCGCCGCGCGTAACAAGCAACGGCTCCGCCAACACAGGCGCGGGGAAAATTAAATCTTGAATTTCTTTTGCCATTCTTCTACGAACCAGGCCGCCATCTGAAATTTGGCCTCCAGGTTTTCGTCCATGTTATCGTTGTTTTCAAGAAATTTTTTAAGTGACGGAACGTCAATGACCTCCGCTAGATCGATTAGCATACAAATATCTTCCCCTGCCCTGCCGGCTTTGGGTGTTAGGAATTGATCAGCCATCGCTTTGGTATGTCTTCCGGTTTAGTTTTCCACCAATCCTTATCGCAGAAACCTTTTGGCGTTTCACGAACATCAGGAGCAGGCGGCACGATAAATTTTCCGTATGCATTCTGTCCAAGTCTGATTTCTGAAGGCCTCTTTTTTCGATACCAGTTTCGTTTTCTTCGAGTTGGTAGGGACTTCTTCACCCTGTCAGCAAGCCTTACACGCTTGATCTCTGGATGCATCGCCCTCCATCTGTTTCTGGCCTTCTCCTGTATCTTGGCCTTGTGGCGCAGGTAAAATTGCCTTCGTTCTTCCCTACCTTTAGGAGTTGCGTTGTAAGCGTTGGCATAACACGACTTACAAACCCCATTCTTTTGCAACTGCCTATTGTGAGAACAATTCATTGGAAACAGAGAGCGCCTGGGTTGGTCGTGAGCCACCATCTTCTCCCTGGAGGGGAGACAATCTACATTGATCTACAGGCGCTTTCTGTCTCCTATTTGAAATTTGTTGCTTGGGCGAGGCCCATCTGCAATTGGATGGCATGTAATGTCCGCTGGGATCAATTCTGTCCAATGTCATACCGTGAGGCCTTTCACCCATGTCGTTCAGAAAATTCGAAAAATCAAACCAACGGGCACAAACTTGTATGCCCCTGCCCCCATAATTGCAGAAATTAATATGATTCCTGCCATAACATCTGCGTTTCATTCTCTTCCATGAATAGTAGGTTCTTGAAATAATACCTCTTCTTGCGTGTCCGTGTTTCATACTTGTTCTGTAATTATCATTCTAGCACCATCGAAGTTAAATGCAACCAAATGTCCACTTGATCCGCTGGTATTTTTTAGAACCTCAATATCGATTATAGCAGGATCGGGGCGTGACATTCCAAGCACCAGGTTTGATGAATTCTCCAGTGAGCCGGAATCTTTCGCGTCAAATAGAGTTGGACGAAACGTTGCCATCTTCTTACCCTTCTCATGATCAGGCCTGGGCACTTGGCTGGCCATAATAAGAATTGTATTTGTCCTCTTGGCTATGATCTTCAACTGCTCGGCGTTGTCCGACAGGGCCTCGTATCGTTTCCGCCCACCCTTATGCATTAAGCCAACGTAATCAACAAAAACCAGAGACGGCCTTTCCCCGAAAAGTAATTCACTCCTGTCAATGTAGTTTTCGATTTGATCAGGGGTGATTCCGCTCTCCGGACACACCAGGATATTTTTCAGGTCGTGAAAGGTTTGGGCATACTTTTCGGTGCCCTCCTTGTATTCACCCTCCACATCTCTGGCGTAACACTTCAACTGCATCTGGGCAAACCTCTCATACATTTTTCCGAGAGGCAACTCAAGCTCAAAGAAAACCGTTTTCAAGTCCGTGGCCTTTGCTATGGTCTGAAGGAAGGCGGTCTTTCCAATTCCTGTTGTGGCCAATACAAGAATTAGCTCACCTGGCACACACTTCTCAACGAAACCTCCAAGTATCGGCATGAAGTCGCTAAATCGTAACACCTGCTTGGCTCTCTTTTGAATCTCATGACGATATACTTCCTCCATCTGCTCGATGCTATAAAGGGGAGCAGGCTTGAGAGTGTGGGGCGTGGATTCAATAGCCTTGTTAAGGTGAAATGACGCATTGGCAATGTCCGAGCCTGGATGATTAATAAAGTCAAACAGGTCTTTATGAGGGGCAAGGTTGAGTCTCTTGATAGAGCCTGCCTTATCCCTGATAGACGCATAAACATCATCACCATATTTCTTTCCGGCTGGGTCGTTATGCTCAATAATGATAACGTCTTTGCCCTTAAAGAAGTCGCCATAAGCCGAGAGCCATCCGCTTGACCCGCCTGAGCAACACGTAGCTACAAGTCCCATTGACTCTGCCGCCATAACATCTTTTTCTCCTTCGCAGATGATAACAGACTTGGCTTCTACGAGCCTAGGCAAGCGAAAGGGAACCCTGGTTACGTTCTCCAGATTCCAAACAAGTCCTTCCTCTCTGTGATGACGTTGCCGGAACGATTTTGGTTCATATCGGCAAACCTCATAGAGGAGGTTGCCGTTTTCATCCGTGTAAGGATAAATAGCTGTTGGTTCGCTTAGGTCAAGTTTCTTCGGTTCGGGATGGTTACTCATATGTTCTCTTGTGAAATCCTTGATACCATATCCGCCTTCGAATCCGAAGCTTTTCATAACGTCAAGTGAAGATTGTCCAGTCTCAATCATTTCCCAATCTATAATCGACCCACCCTGATGGCAGTCGTTACAGAACCAGATGTTTCGATCCGGGTCGATGCTCACGCAGAAGTGGCCTTTTTTATGCTCCACTACTGGGCACATATTTGTGGCGAATTGTTTTCCTGATCGCCTCAGGGTCGCGCCCTTGTTTTCTAAATAGGATTGCAGGGGGTTATTTCGGATTATTTCGTCTCTGGTCATGTAGTTTCTCTTCGATCTTCTGTAATGTTTCTCTGTAAAGGTCGTCGCCCAGAAGTTGGCGATTGAACCCAAAAATGTATGTCCGTTGATCGTGGTCTAGGAAGTGGTGAATCTCTTCCCGGCCGCGGTTTGAAATCCAAATCTCCACCATCATATATTGAGCTTGAAGCCACCCTCGTCCGGGTTCCATTCTTCCTCCGATAATGTGTAACAACTTTGATTCATCCAGCTAGATATTAATTTGATAAAACGCGGAGCAATTTCACGGGTGCACTTGGTAAAGGCCTTCACCTTCGATAGCATTTCTTCGGCAGTAAGTCCACTTTTTTTAATGGCTTTTTCTATCACATTGTAGGCTACATCTTGTGATTCTCTCCTGCCTTTTGGATAGGCCTGCCAGATTTCATAAAGTAAAGGGGAGGGGGTTACCGGTTCTTTGGTGGTTCTGGGAGACCTGGTGGTTAGTGTCTCAATTTGAGACATGGTGCCATGTCCCTTTTTGAGACATGGTATGTCATTTAAAGGCAGGTGGTAAATGTTGGAAATCTTGCCTTTGTATTCCCTATTTTCGATTTTTAAAAATCCAAGGCGTTCCAGGGTTTGTATGTGGCGATTGACTGTTTGCCTTTGCAGATTGGTATGTTTTGCTATTGTTGACTGTGACGGCCAGCATTCCCCTTCGTCATTTGCATTGTCGGCGATTTTTACTAAAACAAATTTAGCGTTGGATGGTGAAACATCCTGCCGAAACGCCCAATCAATTGCCCTTATGCTCATTCCTAAAGAATTTAGTGAACGTTTCCTCCCAGCAATCCCATATCATATTACTAAGCAAGACAAGCTTATCTAGTTGATAGCCTTCGGGCATTAATTCTTGCATTTCAGAAAGGGCTGACCTGGCCTTTTCATACGCATCGCCGATTTTATCGATTTGTTCTTTGGTCACAGAGGACTGATTACTTACTGCCGTTTTCCGTTTTTGTCAACATTCAAATTGTCACAGATTGGAAATTTGACCGTTACAAAAACGGTGCCAGATTTGGTAACAGCAGGGTGGAGCAGTGGTAGCTCGCCTGGCTCATAACCAGGAGGCCGCGGGTTCGATTCGCCGCCCCTGCCACTTTTATGAAACTCAACAATCCACCGCGACCATCGCAACTTTCTGGGTTCTCCCGGGCAGTAGCGCAGTGGTCAGCGTGTGCGCCTTGGAAGCGCGAGGTCGTGGGTTCGAATCCCGCCTGCCCGAGCGAGTCCAGAAAATAATTATGGAAAGAATATACTGGTCAAAATTTGTTCCCACGGACGCCTTCGAAGATATGCAACTAACTCTTCAAAGAAACGGATACCATCTCGTAGCAAAGTTCGACAAAACGAGAAAAGCTACGGACGTTTACATAGTGAAGTTGCCTGAAGGTCAAAGATTTGCCGCCCCCATTAAATAATGCAGGTCGTTCAGAATCCTCACGTTGCGCTCAACAACGCCAGAGAGGAAGCAAGACAAGACCTGTTCAGGTCGATATCGCATCCAGTTTCAAGGTTCTGCCCCATCTGTGGAAGGGAGATCGAATTTCAAAAAGCCAAGTGGATTTGTAATTCTAGAAAATGTAAGGGTCGCGTGATCGAAAATTGCTGCGGAGACTAATGCTCAACCGAAAACAGATCATAGAACTTCACAGGATGGTCGATAAGTCTCGACCAGAAACCTACATTCCCGCTGCCGAGCTTTTGATAAAGCTGACCGGCCTTAGCGCCAAGCAACGTAAGTTACTGACCCTCACGCCCGAGACCGCAATTCAAATCCTGCAAGGATTGTATCAGTCGTTTCTTGAGGAAGAAAAATACATCGAGGCTGCCCTACTGGCATGGGGACCGGACGTGTTCAATCCAGAACCCCCAGAGGTTCAGAGAATGTTCTCGGCCTATCACGAAGACCATTTTGTTTTAGTAATGGGCGCTGGCGGACTTGGAAAATCCTACTCAACGATTGCCTGGATTTTGATGGATTGGTCGCGTGATCCGGAAAATACGAACTGGAAATTGATTTCCACTTCAGAGGCCCACGCACGATCAAACACCTGGTCGACACTTTGCTCACTTCATGCTTCCTCAATAATCCCAATGCCAGGAAAACCTCAGACGGATTTCTTGGGCCTGTCCAACACGGATCGGCAAGCCGCAATTGCTATCGTGAAGATTCCCACCGGCGACGACGGCAAAGCACGACTTCAGGGATTTCACCCTCTTCCTAGAAAAGTTCCCCACGCCAGATTTGGAAAAATGACGAGGGTGGGCGCCTTCATAGACGAAGCTGAAAAAGTTCCAGTTGGTGTATGGGTGGGCGAGGACAACATGCAAACGTCCATGACCGCCGAAGGTCACGTAAAAGTTTTCGCAGTCACCAACCCTGACGACATCAGTTCCATTTTCGCGCTCAAGGCAGAACCCGAAGAAGGGTGGCAGGATTTTGATCCAGACAAAGATTTCGATTGGAGGTCAGCGAAAGATTACCGAGTCTTACGACTTGACGCGAAATATTCAACCAACGTAAAAAAGAAAACCGAGATGTTCCCCGGAATGCAAACGTGGGAAGGCTATGCAAAGCTGGAGAACCAAGGCATTCATTCCAGGTCATACTGGACTTTCGGAAGGGGTTGTTACCCAATTGCAAATGTTGAATACAATATAATTCCGGCTGCATTTATTCGAGGGGCTTCAGGGAATTTTCACTGGTTGCAAGCCCCGACTAATGTGGCCAGCTTCGACGGCGCCTTCGCTGATGGCGGAGACGATCCTACTGTAACTACAGGTCGATATGGATTGGCGATCAAAGATGGCAAAGCCAGGCCATGTCTCCTGGCAGAACAGCAATTCAACCTGATTAAAAAGAATTCTATGGACATGCTTGACGACCTAATGAAGATGCTTTCTCCGCCGAACCTTTATGTCAGGCCCGAGCATTTCATCATGGACAAAACCGGAAACGGATTGGTGTTTCATGATGCTATGAAGAAAAAATTTGGAGACATACGGGGAATTGCCTGGTCAGAAAAACCTACCACAAGGAAGATTCTCGAAGAGGATACGATGACCGCCGAGGAGCAGTTCAAGGACATCATTTCAGAAATGTGGTGGTCTGCATCTCGGTGGCTAGAATTTGGATATCTAAAGTTTGCCCCCACGATGCCCACTCAGGAAGTGTTTATGGAACTAACCTCCAGAAAGTATGGCAGGTTTCGCAAAACCGAAACCAAGGCCGAATACAAGAAACGAACCAAGCGAAACTCACCCGACAAGGCAGATTCTCTAATCATGCTTGTGCATCTCTGCCGAATCCTGAACACCTATGGGCGTCCAGAAATGATCACGGTTCCCACTCGACAGTCGGTCGCGGATTGGACTACAGGCGAACCCGTCGAACCTCAGGGTGACGTGGTTCAGATGATAGATTTTGAAGATGAAGCTTGGCGATAGAAATTGGCAGCACCCTGAACACGTCAAGGGAATTAAGCCTCAAAAGATTTTCGACAACATAGTTCTTGGCGATCTGACGGACAGGCAGATAGACAAATACGAAAAGATGGGACTGTATTCGAGTAGGAGATATTATCGTAAAGAGCTTAAAAAGCTACAGATGGAAAAAGCACTGTTCGCTAAGAAAGAGAAAAGGTTGATTTACAACATCGAGACCCAGGAGTTTGAGCTTCGTGAATTTTGACAAACTCAAATGCCCCGGTAGGTTGCACGATCATGGCACAGGAAGATAAAAAAATGGAAAAGAAGATTGTCCCTGTGCCACTTCACGCGGGTCACAACCCACATGAGGTAGTCCTCACAAATAAGGAATACAGAAAACTCTTCAAGGAAATATTGCCAGATTGGAATGAATAATTATGGATAAACATGGCGCACATCACGTAATCGTAGCAGGCGAAATCGTAGCTTTACCAACTTCGATTTTAACAATTTCCAGTAATGGAACAGTCCTGAAATACTAATGCTACCTCAAAACCAAATCTACCCTCGCGTTACAACCGCGGCTGATGTAGCAGGTCGAGCAACGACTGGTGGTAATTTTGGAATTTCAACAGTTTCACCTTACTAACATGCCAGACGATACAGTTCAACCAGATCAATCTAACGTGTCACTTGGGGCGGTCCCGCCAGAGACTAATACAGATTTATCAACCACCAACGCAGAAACAGACCAGAGCCAACTAATTCCAATGGCCACAGTTCAACCCTATTAAAATGAAAAACACAACCAAATCAATCCTATTCTCACTCATCCTTGCCCTTGCAATTGGCATCGGTCTTTCAATGCCAACACAAAACCGCACCCGCGACATACCATTGGCTCAAATCCAAACTTCCGGATCACACACCTGGGCGGTTGCGCCAGTGCAGGATCGTAGTTGGTGCGTCGAGATGGTCGACCCAACAGCCATTGAAGCCGTCGCGTCAATTCGGCTAGAGTAATTTATGTCAGACGAAAAACAAGATAGCGAACAACTAACTCCCGTGTTTAATCCGGCGCCAGAGATTGAATCTCCGGAGACGGAGGAAGGACAGGAGTTTCAGAGGGACGTTCACACACGGCCAGGAAGTAAATTCCGAGGCAGTCCTCCTGCTGAAGTTGTTCCGCCAGGTAAGCGTTCAGGCGTTTACTCTTAAGTCCCATGCAGGGAATGGAGGTTGTTCCTCCAGCCAGCAAGAAATCTGGCCAGCCTGATAATTGGGATTTCTTTGATGACGGAGTTTGGTTCTCCGCCCCCGATCGGTTCGCCCTGGCTGCAAAAGTTCGAGATCACCGCGAGGCGAATAACCAACCTTTAGGCAATCCACTGCAAGAGGTTTTGGATTTCAATATAGCCAAAACCCGCACAGTTCATCCTAAGAAAATCGACCGCACCCTTCGCGAGCTTGTGGTCAAGTGGCTTGAGTCCAAGCTACGAACCAAACCAAAATACGTTGACCTGGATGAGGCCAATAGGCGGGCGGCAATCTGCGCGACTTGCCCTAGAAACATAATGGGTTGGCAGGAGGGCGAGAAATGCGTCCGTTGCAAGGAAAACGCAAACCGGGCTACGGCAATCATCCTTATGGGTCGCCCACAGCACCGCCCGATTGGCGCCTGCGAGTTACTAAAGCAATCCAACACTGCCGCAGTGTGGTTAGATGAAGCTAAGGTTCAGGACGAAAACCTTCCAGATTTCTGCTGGAGGAAGGCTTGAGAATTTTGACTTAAGTTCTTTATGGAGCAATCTTGTCCTTTAATGCAACTAGAACGCGAAAAGGCGCTTCAAGATGTTCAGAATATTCCCTGGGAAGCCTCCGAGGAAGTGATCGGAGAGTGGTTTAATGTTTGGTGGTCGTCCGAGGGTTTAACGAGCTTCGAGAAGTTCCTTCAAAGCAGAGGAATTAATGTAACAGAAGATGCCCGCTAAATCACAAGCCCAACAAAGACTGATGGCTGCTTGTGAACACGGTGCTGGCTGGTCGAGTTGTCCGAATATGACACACCAGCAGTTTCACGATTTTGCCGCCACGCCAAGAACCGGACTACCGGTGCATGTTAGGAAAAAATATGATGATGGCGGGGTTTCCGATTATGACTCAGCGTGGGCCAGTATGTCCCCACCACATGGAACAAAATTAACGACCGCAAATTTAAGCGGGATCATGCCACCGATTACAAACATTCCAATGAAAGTGCCTCAGGGATTTAATAATTTTCCGCCCGAAATACAAGATGCCTACAACAAATATTCCAACGCATTTAGTTCCGGAAGCATTACATGGCCTCAATTTCAACAGTCCATGAGACAGCTTGGGATTGGCCCTGGTGATATTACCCGAAGTTCAACTCCAGTTAACCAAATGCAAACTGGGGGCATGGCGCAGCAAGGAAATACAGACCCCCTTCCTTCATCTCAATATGGTTCCGATACAATTCCTGCCGCACTGACGCCAGGAGAAATGATTTTAACACCAGACCAGCAAAGCGCAGTCGCGCCCATTCCGGGTCAGCAGCACAAACTTAAACCCGACCAACTCGCAAAGTTTCACGCAATACACGGCTCAACTAACTGGGCGCACGTTCACAGAACTGGGTTTCAAGACGGCGGGGTCGCGAGCCTGGAGCAGCAATATCAGAATCCAGATTTATCCTACGAGGAACGACGGGCGATTTACCTTAAGATTCTACAAGCCAGAGGCATTACACCATCTCAAACTCAGCCGCCAAACATGGCAACTCCAACTCCAACTCCATTCAAGAATGGGGGAGTTGTTTGGTTTAGGAGATTTCACGGAGGTGGAAATGCTGGAGACGGCATAGAAATATCTGGACAAGACCCGTTTGGTTCGATACCTCATGGTTTCGGGCCAGCTAGTAACACATCTCCAAAGGCCCAAGGCCCTCCGGATCAATGGTCTCCCCCGGGAGATTTAAACCAAAACCCGGACAAAGGCGACGCAGGACGCGGCGGAAGAGAGGGCTGGTATAACCAGGGATGGGATAGCTGGAGCGGGGCGCCAACACTGTCTGGTCTATATGGGCAACCACAGAGTTTCGGCACATCACCAGATGTAAATTATGGAGCATTCGGCGACACGAAATTACCAACGTGGTGGGTTAATTATCCTGATGTCGGAAACGTTCCAATGGCCATTCCTTACGGGCCAGCGGCCGGAACCGATAATTACGGATCAGGTGAGAAAGACGACTAATGGATAACAAGCTTCCTGCCGTTACGGAAACTAATTACGGCGTCAACAATCCAGAGGTAACTGTAGAGGGATCAAGTCTTAAAGTAGGACGCAGGGCTGTATCAAGCGACGATCAGGCATGGCAGTGTTACTGGAACCTTAAGCACAATCAGGAAAAGCGAAACATCGTTAATGCTAAAATAGCCGAGCGATACACAGGCAAGAGGCCTCGCGACCCAAGCACCCTTAAGAACGAAGGAAGGTCATGGCAATCAAACTTCCCAACAGGAATGCTGGAGGGAATTATCAATCGAATCGTTCCCAACTTTCTTAACGCTGTCGAACAACAGCAATACCTTACCCAGGCAAAACTTCCAGACCAAATCGATGGCAAGGACGTTGTTGATAAAGACAGCAAGGAAAATATTTTCAGGGATGTTTTTACCCGAAAAGTAAAGTCGTGGCGAGAGTGGCGTAATTTCAATGCCGCTTTAGCTACTGAATTAGTGTTGATTGGATATTTGTATACCCTTTACACGGATGAAGACACGCCATGGCCTATGTTCGCCAGACAAGATCAGGCCTGGGTTCACGAAGGATCGCCCCAGTTCGCTGATTACCTTCAGACATTCTCTTACGAACAGCCCATCTTAATCAACCAATTAATCAAGCTCGTAAAAAACAGAACCGCGGATGATGGATCAGGCTGGAGGCTGGAAAATGTGGCCGCAGCACTAAACAATGCAATGCCTCTTGATAGGACTCAAGGCAGGAAAAACGCAGACACAACCCAGATTCGTGCATTCGTTGACCTTATTCGTGAATCTTCCACTGCTGATTCGTTTGTGGCTGGAGCCAAGGGGATTTATTTGGGCCACCTTTATGTCATAGAGCCAGACGAAGAGAAAGGAAAAGGAAATGTAACCCACTACATGCTCGACGTTGCAACGAAAAAGGTTTTGTTTAGTCGCGAGCGCAGATTCGATACAATGGGTGATGTGGTTACACTATTCACTCTTGAGCCAGGTAACAATAAATTTTATGGATCGAAGGGAGTGGGGCGCATGTTAGCCAACCTTTCAATCGGAGTTGATGAGTTAGTAAATGATGCGGTCAGCCAGATGAAAATGTCGGGCATGATGGTCATCAAAACTGACTCATCCAAGACCGCTATCAACGCCAACATCAAGGTGAGGGCACCTTTCGCAATCGTAAATGCCGATGGAACTTTAGAGAAAGAACAGTTCCCTACAGACATCGAGGGATTCGTTTCCCTTTACGAGCAACTTACTAAAATTGCCGAAGTGGCGGTAGGGGCATACATTCCTAATGTTCTGGCCTCCGACCCGTCTCAGGGCAGGCGAACAGCAAGGGAATCCACAATTGATTATTCACGCGAACTTCAATCCCAATCGGCATACATAGCAAGGTTCGTTGGGCAATACCAAGGCGAGATGTTGCACAAGGTTCAGAAGCGACTTGGTAAGAGAGATTCCACCGATGATGACGCCAAGTCCTTCAGGGCTGAATTACTAGAGAAGAAACTCAGTGACAAAGAAATTGATTTGCTTTGCGAAAGTCCTGCCGTTGAAAGCATCAGCGATAGTAGCTCCCAACAAGCGCAGTCCATTGCCATGCTCGCAACCGAACTTGCAGGTAACCCAATGATCGACCAGAAGAAAGTTCTGGAAGCTAAAATCGTAAATCAGGCCAGCCCAGATATCGCCAAGGATTGGATATTGACTGACGCAGAAGACCAGACAATTCAAGCCGAGGCAATAAGCAAGCAATTACTGGAATGTGTTGCCATGGAGGACGGCACGCCAATGCCTGTTTCTCCGCGTGACGCGCATGAGATTCACCTTAAGACACAGATCGGAAAACTTCAGCCAGTTCTTCAGGGACTCGTAGGCGCTATTGGAGAAGACCCAAGTCAAATCGATCCCAAAGACCTGGACGCATTGAACCTAAATTTAGCTCACGGAGAGGCCCATATTCAATACATGCAAAAGGGTGGCATTAAGGACGAGGAACTAAAGACCGCGACCGCATTCTTCAAATTCTTGGATAAGGTGATCACGAAAGCTGCCCAAGCCCAACAAGAACAGGCAGCACAGGCCCAAGACGTTTTACAAAAACAACACGACATTATGCTTCGGGACCATCTGGGAATGCCCCAGCCCGGCGCACCTGGGCAGGGAGACCCATCTCAGGACAACTCCGGACTGCCGGAGGGTGTAACACCACAAACCTTACAAGGAATGCCTCCGGGCACACCTCCTCACATGGCGAAGATCGCGCTTTCAATCACATACAAAGATGCACCACCACATATCCAACGACAGATCGAGAAGGCGGCAGGGTTTGACACTACTGGACTCCCTGACGAGGCGTCGCAGCCTACTACACCGCCTCCTACTTCTACCATTCCACCTGCTCAAACTACTGGCGCGCAAGCACCTAGCACAGTAGTTCCCCCAGCCCAAGCAGGGACTCAGCCGAAAGTGTGACAACTTTTAAGCCTGGAATTATTGACTTCTTTACAGGTTTGGCATAGAATTCATGCACAAAGATGTGGACTAACAAAGACACTGCGTTCCTGAAAAAGTTCCTTGAATCAGATACAGGCCTCAAGGTAATCGATGCAGTCAAGGCCAAAGAACCTGTTATGGATTCAGATACGCTTGAAGGTCGCGCCTTGCAAGCAGCGGAATTTTCGCAGTATCGAAAAAACGTGAAACTAATCAAAGACCTTTTGGTAATTAGCCCTGAGGCTAAAAAAGTCAAAGACCAATATATCGAAATGGAAGACCTGGACGTTAAAGAATGAAAAAACCCAAAAAGAAAACCATCAAACTAGGTAAAGGTAAATCGATTAAGATTGTCCCTGGATATCTACATCGAGCTACTGGCACTCCGCTAGGACAGCCGATTCCGGCAGAAAAGAAGGAGGCCGCCTTACGCAGTAGCAACCCCCGAACCCGTAAAGCCGCCGAGCTTGCCAAGACGATGGCCGGATGGCACAAATAATATATGGCCGAAGAACAAGAAATAATAGAACCACAGTTGCCTCCTAATGCAGAAGACGCCATGCGATCCTTGCTTGAGGTTGCTCCCGAAGTGCAACCTGAGGTTAAGAAAGAAGATAAACCTGGAGAAAGCCCTCCTCCAGTTGATGAAAAACCACCAGTCAAACCCGACGATGTTGTCCCACCTAAAGCGGATGAGAAGCCGATTGTTGAGCCACCAATTGAGCCAGTTGTTGAAGATAAATTTGATTCCGAAATAGACGCCGAGGAACTTCCTCCTAACGCCTCCGAGAAATCCAAGAAGGGATTTGCTACGGTCAAAAGCCGGGCGAAGGCCGAACATAAGGCGAGAGTCGAGGCCGAGCAAAGGACAGCCAAGATAGAGGCAGAACGTCAAGCAGAAGCCGAGCGCATCAAAGACCTTGAATCCAAACTGCCTACTCCTGAACAAATCCAAAGGCAGAAGGAACTGGAACAATTCCATCAGACGTTTGGGCTTGAAAATGACCCTGCTCTTTCTGCGCCATTCGATCAGAGAGTAGTTTCAGCCAACCAATCCCTTGAGGGAGTCATGAAGCAGCTTGGTGTTCCGGACGGAACAATAAAGTTCATCAACGAGAATGGTGGGTTATATAGCTTTAGAATGTCGAACACTAGGATGCCGCAGAACGTCAAAAACAAAGACGGCACGCCCATGACGCAAGGTCAGTTTTACAAGTTATACATCGAACCTAATTTGTCGGACGCCCAGAAGGAAGAAGTTTCAGACGCCTACACGGAAATCAGAAAGGCCCACAGAGACAAACAGCAAGCAGTTGATCACCTAAAATCTAACAGGGGAGAGTTTCTTAAGAAGAGGGAGGAATCAGTTAAGGCCGCCCAACAGGATTGGGTAGACAGAGTAGGCAAACACTCCGAGGTCGTGAAGAAATCATACGGAGAAGCTGCCGTATTGAAAGACATCCCTCCCGACGCCACGCCTGAACAGAAGAAGGCAATCGAGGCGCACAACGCGAGCTATCGCAAGGCCGAGGCCAGGGCACTGAAAATCATTTCAGAAGTCACTCCGGAAAACCTTGTAGAGGCCGCCATCGCCGCAGGATATGTTGATATCATGAAGGACAAAGTTCTGGACGTATCAAATGAACTGGAAAAGGTCAAGGCAGACAGAGATAGCTACAAAACCAAATACGAAGACTTGAAAAATGCTGGAAAGACTTACAAGGCCCGCGTTGAAGGCGCCCCCGCTAACGTCAACATCAAGCATTTCAAAACAGCCGGGGATGCCATGACAGCCCTCGTAGAAGCAAATATGGAATAATATGGAACTAACCAAAATCGTTTTAAACAAGATCAAAGAACTAGGCGCCACAAAAGCCGCTGCATACTTCGGGGTGTCCGTCCCAACAATCTATTCTTGGAAGTCTAAGAAGAACCCTCCTGTCAATGCCGCGCAAAAGGTTTTCGATGAGATCACAATGGATTGTGAAGGTAAATTGAAGCTTCCCGGCGAAAAAGGTTGTGCTACAACTCAATCAAAATTCCCCGGCCCAAAGGTCAATGTGAAAAAACCCATCACCGAGGAATGGATTTTAGGCCAGCCTAAAACCGTTGATTACGTAGCCGTTCAAGAGTTGAGAAAATTCATGTCTCAGACTAATGACAGATTCGCTCTCATAAACGAGGGCCTGGTTGCAATCTCTCACGCTATCCTTAGAGGAGATGCCCGTGAGTTGAGATTCTGGGCGATGAAGTCCACAGACCCGGATGCGAAAACACCTGTCACCAGCGGAATTAATCCCTTCAAGAATCCGGAATCAGGCATGGTTGTCAAATCTGCCGTAGAGATTCTTGGCACCGCTCCGGTTCCGGCCAACTTGCCAAAAAATGATAACTGGAACGAACCAGAGAATCCCGCTGGTAAGCGGGCAGATAATTGGAACACTCCAATCAATCCAGTCGAAAACATAAATCGAGACGAAGCGTGGAATAAGCCGCTAGATAAATAACCCCTTGAAAAGGTTACTTCTAGATATTGAAACGTGTCCCAATGTTGGCTTTTTCTGGACAGCCGGATACAAGATCGACATTTCCTACGAGCAGATTCTTCAGGAACGCCGCATCATCACTGCTGCATTCAAGTGGCAAGGCAAGAATAAAGTTTATGCCCTCGATTGGAACAACAAACAACGGGACGATGAGAAGATCATCAAAGAACTGCTGCCCGTAATGAATGAAGCGGATGAGATTGTGGCTCATTACGGAAATGGGTTTGATTTGCCTTGGGTGAGAACCCGGGCGTTGTTTCATGGCGTTGTGTCGCCAATATGGAAATCGGTAGACACCAAGGCATGGTCTTCTAAATATTTCCTGCTTAATTCCAATAAGCTAGATTACCTGGCCCAGTATTTAGGCGTGGGCACTAAAATCAGGACTGACTACGACTTATGGAAGATTGCCACCATGGGTTCAATCAAGGACGGGCAAAAGGTTCTTGAAAAGATGGTAGCATACAATAAGCACGACGTTGAGTTACTTGAACCCGTCTATGACAAATTGAGTTTGTATTGTCCTCTATACACTCACGCGGGTGTATTGGAAGGCCGTCCACGGTGGACTTGCGTAAGATGTGCCAGTGAGCATGTCAAACGAAAGCATGTATTATCAAGCGCGGCAGGCATAATTTCCTACCAGATGCAATGCTGTGACTGCAAAAAATATTACAACATCAGCGGAGCGGTGTATAAAAAATTCCTAAAACGAGATGACAGCCTATAATGCAGTCCAGTTTCATTTCAAAACTCGCGTTCCCCTCTATGACGAGCTAGAGATTCATCTAGTCATCGCCAAAGACATTGCCATCGCACACGCGGCTTTAAAGATTCCCTTTCAGTCAGATTGTGCCCGCAGGGGAGGAGAAACTCATATGGACGAGGGATCGTTTGACGTATATCTGATTATCAATGAAGACCACATTACCTACGAATGGCTAGGTCATGAGTTGAGCCACGTTGTTAATGCTATCGCCGGCAGGGTAGGGATTGACGCCAGTAGAGATAACGACGAAGCGGATGCAAGGATAGCAGGCTTTCTTCATGCCTGGGTGTATAAAATTCTTGAAAAGTCAGGACTGAAAGTGACTCACAAACCTCAGTAAATTTGACAGGTGTGCCATTCTGGCATACTTTCTGTCTCAGAGGTTAATACCGGGAAACGCCTCGCCCGGCGCGACATCGTGTCTGACTCGCGTAAGCCGAAAGGCAAAGACTCTTTAACCAAAAACGGCAAGCCGCCGTTTCTTCTTGGGAAGAGTCGATTGGCTTGTCATAACCAAAAATTTGAAAGCCAATGTATCCAAATGACTGTCTCGAACCACAAGATGTGGTCGATTTAGCTAATAAGGATGTGAACAGGCTCATTGGGGAAATCGGCAACTTTATGTTGCGTTCAGACCCCTATATGAATTTGTTTACAGGAGGCACCCTGCCGAACGTTTCGGAATCTGTCCGAACGGTTGTGCCGGAACGTGCCCTTCCTGGCACATCTCTTGTTAAGCCAGTGTTCGTAAACAGTGAAGACGCATGTTTACTTCCTGGTGAAGTGACCCAGGCAGGTTCGACCGAGTTTACGTCTCGGTTGCAGACCCACCGTGAGAGAGGTCCCCGTGTTTGCGTGAAATCCACGCGAACCCAGTGGCCGGGTTCATATCAATCCTTGATCAACTCACTCAAGGAATCAATGCGTGAAGTTATAGCTTCAGATGGACGTTCCATCCTGTTGTTCTCCGGTGGTGATAAACTTACCGTTACAACTGGACAGACGTTTGCGGCCTCGTTTGCGGGAACAGTGAATGCTCTCGGAACGAACTTCGTGAACCTTGTTCCAACTGGCAATATTAGCTTCGGCGGACTTCAGTATCTTGCCCAACACATGCGGGAAACGCTAGACGTTGAACCGTATGAAGGCGAGAGCGCGGAAGGTTCAATGCTGGCAATTTTCTCACAGGAACAGCTTGCCCACTTCAGAGATGAAACGGGTATTCGTGCCGACGTTCAGGCGTTGACCACGGGCCGTTACCAAATGGGAGATGAAACAATTGAGGGGTATTCCTTTAAGGGACCTTACCACGCAATTGCTTTCGGCATGGATCGCAAACCTTTGCGAGCTTCTGGAACCGTTACGGTTGCCACGAATGCCATTGACCCTAATACGGGAGTATTGAACACGGGTTCTCCTTATCAGACCCCTGTGTTTGTAGAACCGTATGTCGCTGTCACCACCACAAAGGGAACTTCGGCTCGTCCGAATCCAGCGTGGGTGTCTGCCGGGTTTGAAATTGGATTCCTGGTAGGACAACGATCCTTCTCACGAAGGGTTCCGGAGTCTTATCGTATACCTGGTATGGAGTTTAATCCTCCTATCGCCAACACAGGCTTGAAATTCAAGCTTCTGTCCGATGCGGATTGTAACTTCTGGGAAGACCTTGGACAACATCGTTATGAGATCGAAAGGGCTTATATCCCTCAGTCTCCACACTCTGTTGCCGCTATTCTTTACGCCAGAGCCGGATTCACGTTCTAATCTGTAACAATCAACCCCTAATCCCGGTCTCTCTAACAAGAGGGACCGGGTTTTAGACCAAATGATACAGAACCCCGCCGGCAAAAGAAATCCTACACAAACCGACGATGTTCTTACATCAATTAGGGATGCCCTCGGCATCCTTCAGACACCAACAGTTCAAGGTGGCCCTACTTACCTTGTAGGACTTGTTTGGTATATAGGCGACCATGCCAGGTTCACAGCATTGCCTAATGGCGTAAAGTTAGAAATTCTTCAAGATTCAAGTGGAAACTGGATCGAGCAATCAAGGTGGACGGAATGAGAAAATTTATATCAATATTAGCGAGTTTATGCCTGGTGGCTAATATCTACGCTGACGTTACCCAATCAGTTCCTTGGGAGTTCTTGGCTGGATCGAGCCTTAAAATGGACAGTGGTGTCACAACCACTTTTTCAGCAGGATCAACTGTAAACGCCACAGGAGCAACCTTAATAGGATTTCCTGGGGGTGGCAACGTTTCCAATTCAGGAACACCTACTGCCGGACAATTAGCCGCATGGGTGGATTCCACGCACATTCAAGGCATAACGGCTAACGGCGCAGCGGTAGGACTAGGAAGTGTCACCAACGACGCGCAGACCAAGTCTGCAATTATGCCGAACACGGCCCCTGCGGCAGGACAGTTTCCCGTTGGAAACGCCGGCGGAACAGCCTACGCTCCAGTTACATTAAGTGGATCAGGTGTTACGGCAACAATGTCCAGCGCGGGAGTGTTGACCCTTAGCGCAATACCGAACTCTACACTTTCAAATTCATCGATGACGATTGCTGGAACGGCCACGTCATTGGGCGGCTCGATTTCACTTGATACAATTATCGGCGTGTCATCCAATGGATACTTGAAGCGCACCGCAGCCAATACACTTACAAATGTTGCTTCCATCCCTAATGCCGACCTTGCCAATTCTGGAATCACTATTGCGGGAACATCTACTTCGCTAGGTGGATCAATTTCTCTTGATACAATTACGGGTGTATCTTCCAACGGATTCCTCAAAAGAACTGGAGCCAACACTCTTACTAATGATACCTCCACCTACATAACATCTGTTCCCGTAGGGGCGACGATTTATGTTGATGCTATCAATGGAACATCTGGAGGAGCCAGGGGTAATGCCAGTAAACCTTTTGATACAATCTCTCATGCCATAGCCGTTGCCGTATCTGGTGATATTATCGAGGTAGGCCCGGGGACATTTGTAGAGAACTCTGGCATAGTCCTTCCTAACGGAGTAAGTTTAAACGGTCAAGGTAAGTTCGTTACGATTATTACTTCAACACTAGCCGGGCCGCCCGAACCTGATATATTAGTGCCTGGAAATAATTCCGTCATATCAAATCTTAGCGTCCATGCCTCAGGCGCTGGAACAGGTTGCATAGGCAGTGCAGTTGATGCCTCTCAGCCGAATTTTACCGGAGCGATATTGGTAAACGTTGAGGCATTTGCCCCGGCGGATTGTATTTACATTAAAAGCCAGGCCGCAACTTTAAGTGCCTACCACTGTAATTTCTCAACAAATCAGGATTGCGTGACGCTTATTGGCACAACCAGTCCCACGGTCACTCTGTATGATTGCACCATTAGCACAGATGGATCAGGAGGTTTGTCAAGGGGTATAGTTAACACCTCTACCACTTCTACCGTATATGTTTATGGTGGAAGCATTACTACCAACAAGGGAACAGCAACCCTGAGTGATGCGATTGTAAGTAGCGCCACGGCATACCTTTTTAACGTTGTCCTTATTCCCACGAACGCAACTACTGACATAGTGCAGACAGGGGGCACTCTAGGAACTCTAAATGTAGCAAAGCTAGACGGAACCGCTCCAACTACATCAGGAACGATTACACTGTTATCCCGCGCTGCGGTCAGAGACAATAACCTTTCAGACCTGACTAACGTTTCTACTGCCAGAACCAATCTTGCAATTGGCGCCAACCCTACTGGCACCATCGGACTGGCTGCGGTTAACGGAGCAGCAAATACCATGATCCGCAGCGATGGGGCGCCTCCCTTAAGTCAGGCGATTGCTCCTACCTGGACAGGATTGCATGTTTTTCACCAGGGCATAGATAATAATGGAGCATCTATTACTGCCACTACCGCCGCCATCAATACTACGGAAACAGTATTAGTTAAGACACCTGCCTTGACTGCCTCTAGGCTTGTGGCCGGCACAGTATTCCGCGTTACACTTATAGGGACATGCACCAGCAGTGTAGCAAATGCCTCAACATTTGCGGTGCGTTACGGGACTAATGGAACTACGGGAGATGCACTTCTCGCCACGTTTACCACGCCCACGGCAGGAACACTTGCAACAAATGTCCCATTTCGTGCCGTTATTGAAATTACGATCTTAACGACAGGTGCCTCAGCTACGTCTTACGGAGCCATTCAAATAACGACGCAAACAGGTGGAATAATAGGCGCCGTTACGGCCGCTACAGGAATTCCTACCATGACGGCAATAAATACTACCACGGCGAATGCAATACTGTCTGTCACATACAAGTCTGCCGCCACAACCACAACCAGCACGTTTCAGGAAGCATTCACTGAATTCGCATACAAATAATATGAACGGAGACTTACCTAAAAATGGAAGATGGAGAAGTAACCCTGCCTTCTGGACATTTCTTCTTGTCTTGATCAGTGCCTTCATAAACATACTTATGCTCACCGCATCTCTTTACGTGCAGGTCGGATATGTGCCTAGGTCAGAATTTAATGCCTTCAAGGACAAACTGGAGTCCTCCGAAAAGGAAGTAGGCAAGGAAACCAATAACCAGTTAAGGGACATCGCAAAGCAGTTACAGGTCATTGCAGATCAGGCCCCATTCAAGCAACAAGAGGAAGATCGACAAAACGAAAGGATTGCAGCTTTGGAAAATAGGAAACATTAAAATGGATACCCAGCATACAAGAGAAATCGTGGAAGCATTGGATACAAGGACTGCAATTATTTTGTGGTCATACGTCTGTGGCTCCCTTTTAACCATGCTGGCTTTTTCAGTCCTTACGTTCTTCTTTATCAAGGAAGTCAATGTAATAAATTCGGGCCACGCCGCTATTCTAACTGCCGTCGCAGTTGTTAATGAAAAAAGTTCTAAAAACGAGACTGACATTAAGGAGGAGAGGGCGAGCATGTTGAAATACATAGCCCAGAGCCTTGATTACCTGGAGAGTCAAAATAAGAAGATAGGACTCAAAGTCCCAAAGCCCATACCCCCTCCATCACTTGGTGTAATTACTCCGAACTCCAAGTTAGATCGACCAGAATACCTACCCCCAGCCCAAGCCCATGGTAGGACAAAAACCATTACGAAAAGAATCTATATACCTCGGAAGGAACCAGATAAGAAGCCCTGGTATGACTTCTTCAAGACCACCCGTTGACAAATTTGACTTACCCCTCACATATTTTATACTCCAACTTAACAAAATGCGTAAATTAATTGCCCTCCTATTCCTGATTCCTGTCCTGGCATTTGGACTCCAGCCAGTCGAGCCACAATATCAGAGCAGGGTCAATGTCAACTTCTATGCTACGAATGTCGCCGCTGGAGCCACAGGCGTTGAGACGGCAATCACCCTTACACGAACGCAGAATTTCCTGGCAACTACTACTGGTTCAAGTTTTGTTCTCACCGCCGGCAAGAGACTTCGAATCACATCCATCACTTTCGCAACTCTAGGCAACGCCACGGCCACAGCACAGACCACTACATTTAGTGTTCGCGTGAATACGGCCGGAGCAGTCACGACCGGATCGACGCCTATTATCTACCAAGTTGTCAGTGCTACACCTGCTGTTGCAGGTGCGTGGGATCGATACCAAATTCCAGTTGAAGACGGATGGGAATTAATTGGAGACGGAACAGTTCAATTTGGCATCACCGCCAATTCAGTATATGTCACGAATGCCCCAGCGTGGTATGTAGAAATTACGGGGTTCGAATACCAAACACCATGATCAAATTAATAATCGCCCCCGTTCTGGCCGTAGCACTATTACTAAGTGGATGCGCCACAGTCGGACAATTCACCAACACTGAAGTTATTACGGCTGTAGCAGTCGCAACTTCCGTAGGCTTAAAACAGGTTCCCGCTGCTCATAAAGCTGCGGTGATTTCAATCCTGAACATCGTTGCAACTGACCTTGGGACGTTAACAAGTAATCCCACGCCGCAGCAATTGGGCGATCTATTGACCAACTCGATTCCTGCTGACATACGGGCGCAATACTCCGAGGCCATTACATTTGTAGTTCCCCTTGTGGTTGCGAATTACCAGATTGCTTACGATAAGTATGCAACCAACCAAACCAAACTCATCCAAGTTTTAAACGATATCGCAACCGGAATCCGGTCGGGTATCATTCAGTAAGTAAACAAAGGAAAAACATAACATGCTCAAGCAAAGAAACTTGAAATACGGAAATAGAGTGTTCGTTGTGTCATATGCCGATATCACCCCTCTTGGAGCGACATTGACAGGTGCCATTAACCTACCCCTTATCCTTCCGGCTGGCGCAGTCGTAGACCTGGTTCTCCAGGTACCAACGGTTCAATTTGCGGCTCCTTCACTTTCGGCCTTATCAAGCCGAGTGATCAGCGCCCAGCATAACTATGGAACTGCCTTCAACATCTTCCAGGCCCCTGGCCCAGAAGTTTTTGATGCAGACCAGGTTAGATTCAGGGAAAAGCTAGGCAGCACCACTCAGATGCAAGTCACATTTGTAGCTGTTGGGGCTAACCTCGGCACTTTGACTGCTGGCGAACTACAGATTGTGATCAATTACAGTGGATCAAACGTTGTAGCCGCGGGTGGACAATTCCTGTAATAGAAGGACGACAATGGGCAATATTCTCAATTCGGATTTTGTTCAATGGATGGTGCGGTTCGCATTCTCTAAATCCGGCGTAGCTATCCGATGGATTATAGGTTATTTCATGGGATGGCTCGCCGCGAAGAATATTGTTCCGAGCGGAGACGTAGCTCAAATATCAGTAAGTTTAACCAGTGGCCTTACCGCCCTGGTGGCAATTCTATATGCCGGCCTACAGTATTGGCTGAATAAAAGACAGTCCAATGCTATCAAGGTCGTGCAGACCCTCGCCGGGCATCCAGCCGACGGAATCGTAGGGAATGGTACCATTCAGGCAGTGGCAAAAGCAACTGGACAAAATCCAAATGAAGCCATTGCTATTGTTACTAATACTAGTCCTATTGTGTAATTGCACTACAACCAAGACAGTTGTGGTTGAAACAAGGGCGCAGGCGGATTACAAAGCCGCTATCAAAACCCAATCCGAGCTTTCCACAGATTCTACGTGGCAAATGTTCATGAATTCTTTAAGACATGAAAATTGAAACTATTGCTACACTTTCAGGCGAGGGGTATGATTCTAGGATCGACAAAACTACCACAGACCTGGGGGATGAATTGATAGAGTTTCCAGCCGACATGGACATCGACGGGGACGGAAGTGATGGCAACCCAGATAATGACCCTGATTTTCAAAATGAAACCTCGCTCAAACATTCAGACGGAACGTCTCTCAACTCTTCAGAGGAAGCTTTTATTGTTGTTCCTCCTGTTATCCCTCTTCGCACTAATCAGAAAGTTCTCGGAAGCCTTGCTTTCGTTGAAAATACGGTTAATCATCTTATCGCATTCGCTGTCGTCGGCGATATAGGCCCCACCCGTAAGGATGGAGAGGGCAGTAAGAGACTTGCCGAGCTTCTTATGATTCCCTCCAATGCTAGAAATGGTGGGGTGGATAAACCTGTAATCAGATATACAATTTTCGTTGGCGTTCCCGCAGTTGTGGGAGGTCGTCAATATCAACTCAAATCTTATTAATTATGGCTTGTTTCCAACCTCCTTTTAATGGCGCAGAACCATCCCTTACGGATGGTTGCGGATTTTGTGGTCCCGCTTCTCCCCCATTAGTTCCCACACCTGTTACACAAAGCGGTAGCGTTACGTTACAACAAGCCCAAGACCGCGTTACAATTGTTTTACCTACGCCTCTAACTCTTGGACATGCTTACGAAATTCAAGTATGGACGGAGAACCTTAAAACAGGTGATCCTGATCAGCAGATTTACCCCACAGTTTTGGTTTCGAGAAATAACAACGGCGTGAACGAGATTGGGTTTACCTACCTCCTAAACTCCCCTCCAACTACTGGCCCTGGCACATTTGGGCCAAATGGAGTTTCCCTGAATTCCTACACCCTATTCCAGTGGAGCATAACCTACACCCCGTGAAACGATTTCTAACTCTCATATCTCTGTTACTGGCCTCTACGGCGCTGGCAATTGATACTCCCATTACTAATGGAGTTCTTCAAACTAATCTGAACGCTAATGGTTTTCAGGTTACTAACCTTAATGTAACCAACCTTCCGCTTCAGCCTCTAAATAATAACCTGACCGTTATTTCGAATGGAACAGGAGTCTCAACTGCGGCAGTTAATTTCCTGGCCCAACCAGACGTTCCATCGATGGTCGCGTTTTTGGGACTGACCAATACCGGAACATTTGTCCAAAACACGCCTCTAATAGCAAGCAAATTCTTTACGGCATTCAATAGTGGAACAGGAGCCTTCACGCAATCCTTCGTTAACTGGTCGGACATACAAGGCGCTCCAACGTTAGCTAACAACACTCCGCCAGTAAGTAATCAGGTCATCACTGGATATAATTCCTCCACTGGCGTATTCACGCAAGCCCAGCAATCATTTTCCAACCTTTCGGGATCGGCTACGGCCGGACAACTTCCTGCTCTAAATAATATCACTATACCAAATGGTGATTTGAGTTTGAACAACCATAAGATCACAGGTCTTGCAACTCCAGTTAATGCTGCCGATGGTGCTAGAAAAGATTACGTGGATACATCAGTTTCGGCAGGTATTCCTCCCCCTCACCAAGCAGTCGCCGCTGCCACGACAGCAAACATTACCCTTTCCGGAGAGCAAACAATCGATGGAGTTACTACCTCTGCAAGCCGAGTCCTGGTCAAGAATGAAACCACCGCCTCTACAAACGGACTTTATGTTTCTGCCGCAGGAGCATGGACAAGGGCAACCGATTCCACTACAAGTGGACAATTTCCTGGCGGGATTTTTGTATCAGCGGGAACAGTAAATGCCAATACTGGATGGGCGATTTCCAATGCCCAGCCCATTAATGTTGGAGTTGATAGCTTAACTTACGTTCAGATTTCCTCTGTCCCGCCTTCTCACAATCCGGTTACTTTCAGTGGACAAAATTATCTAACGCTAGACCAGCCTAACCAAATTCTTACCGCCAATGCGGTAGACCTTTCAGGAACAAATGCCACAGGTATTTTAGCTGCTGCAAGATTTCCTGCGTTGTCAGGACAGGTCACGACCGTGGCAGGAAGCTTAACCTCCTCAATAGCTGCCAACACAGTTTCGAACGCCAACCTGGCCCAGGTGCCTGGCAATTCAATTAAGGGCAATAAAACAAGTAGCACCGCCAATGCCACAGACCTGACTGTCACAGATACCAGAACACTTCTATCAATCAGCAACGTAGAAAACACCGCCCTATCTACATGGCCCGGTAGCGCCAACATAACAACACTTGGATCAGTTACAACCGGCACCTGGAATGGCACTACCGTTTCAATTGCCAAGGGAGGAACGGGTGGCACGACTGCTGGAACAGCATTAGGAAACCTTCTGCCTGCTGGATCGGCTGGACAATCTTTGGTTTATCTTACTTCTAGCACACAGGCCTTCAAATCTACTTATCGCAAGGTCAATGTTGTGGTTCTTACTACTACAGGAACATATACCCCCTCAACTGGCACGACTGAAATATTTGTTCAAGCTGTAGGCGGAGGCGGAGGTAGTGCCGGCGCTAAGGCAGCTTCTGTTCAGACATCAGTTGGTTCTGGAGGTGGCGGAGCGGGTTATGCGGCCAAATGGATAACAGGAGTTTCTGGAACATATGCTTACGTAATCGGAGCCGGGGGACTAGCCGGAATTGCCAATAATGGCCCCGGCGGAAATGGAGGTAATACTACATTTACTGCTGTATTAAGCGCAGGAGGCGGAGGTGGCGGAACCAATAATGGATCGGGTACCAATTTAGCACAAAATGGTTTCGGAGGCACGGCCGGCATAGGAATCACAGGAGATATTAAAATAGGAGGAAGTGATGGCACGCCTTCTCTTAGATTGTCATCCTCTCAAGGGGTGACAGGTAATGGAGGAAGTTCTCAACTCGGAGGAGGTGGTGTTACTACTACGGCAGGTGGAAGTACCGATTCTAATGGTAATAATGGATATAATTATGGCGGAGGGGCCGGAGGGGCAGCTTCGTTTGACGCGACAGGACAGGTTGGAGGGACGGGTGCGCCAGGTGTTATTATTATCACCGAATATATTGCCACCACCGCACCATAATGTATGAACGATACAATAGACCTAGGGGATGATTTAGATGATCCTAGTGTTCCCCAACCTGAGTCACCGAATTCTTCTGAACCGTATTATCCAGAAGTCTCGTTAAGCCATCCTTCCTTAGTTGGATTTCCTAATACCGGAAAATCTGTTATCGAGCATAAAGTTGTTAGCAGAACCCACGAACTAGACGAAAAAGGACGCCCTCATCACCGAATCCGACTCAAGATAAAATCTATCCGGGCCATGGGGCGCAAGAAAAACTCTGGCGCTCACACTACGGCTGCCGAGAGTGCAATGAGGGGATTAATGGATGAGAGTCAGTGAAATCAAAACAGATGCTAAGGAAGTATTGGGGTATTGCGAAGACGATACCTTATACGGCCGCCTGACGCAAGCTGTAGAAGTCTTATCAAAAGAAGGTAACTGGGACTCACTTCAGGCCTACATCGATATCGTTGTCGATGACCGGGTTGTTACACTTCCGCGGGATGTATTGATCCCTCTAGAGATAAACATCAATAACCATCCCGCATTCTCCAGAAGCAAGCTTTACGAATTCACCATGAACGGTCCCGGTAGCGATATGCAGGACACTCTTGGATATAGCTGGATGGACAAAGGCACTGTTCCGGTCATGAAGCAGCCCAATGGAATGCAAATTGCCGCATCAGGTATTAATGTCGCAGATGCAGGACTAACTATAAAGCTTTGGGGATACGACCAGTCAGGCAGAGAATGCTACGATGCTATCGTTATTGGCGGAACAGACCCGGCCCAACTCACTCCGTCAGTAAATACTTTCCAGATAATCACACAGGTATCAAAACCTGTTACTGCTGGCAGGGTTGATTTATATGGAATCAAAACCAATAGACCTCCAGGTATTTTCCCGCCCCCTCCCCCTGGCCCTCCTCCACCACCAGTTCAATGCGCCGATCCTACAATTGTTCCTAATGGCGGGACTTTCCCTGGCAGGGTAGCAGTTGCAATCAACGACAACGAGCCTGGCGCTAAAATGAGTATTACGCTAGATGGTTCAATTCCAACACCAGATCATGGACAAATTGTAGATTCTCGAAGATTTGCTTACTCGCCTCCATTTGGAGATACAACGGTTTCGGTTCTGGCATTTAAAGACGGACTCGCTAATTCAGACGTAGTTACAGCAGTATTTCACATAGTAACACCTGACCACTCTCCTGGTCCCAGCTTTAATCCTATAGGTGGAACATACCAGCTACCAGTTTTAGTGGCAATTAATGCCCCAGGCGCAGATCATTTAGCTTACACTATTGATGATCCAATTCCTCCATCCCCTACGCATGGTATCCAATCGCCTCGTAACTTTACTCATGTAAGAATAAATAGCGGTACCCACACCTTGCGAGCCATGTCCTACACCGCAGGGAGACAGAATTCTGCCGTAACTGTAGCTACCTACATTATTGTCCATGGCAGAACCTTCGGTTTGCCTTTTGAAGACTTAGGCGAGAACCCATTATTTGATTCCGGAACAGGAAACCCTCCTCCAGTTGGAAACGAAATTCCGGTTCCTAACCCACCAACTCCATTTCCTCCAGTTCCCCAACCACCTATCCTAGACGGAGGCCCTGATTTCTTAATCTTTCTCACGTCGTATTATGCAGATGAAACAGAGCCAGCATATCGACAGATTCTACTGAATGCTGTTGTGCCCGGAACGAACATAGCCCCCCGTGGAATCAGGATGCTGTATCGTCGCCGGACTTACGCTATCACATCTGATGATGATTGGATTCCCTTGAATTCACACATGGCAATACTTACTGCGCTAAGAGCATTGGAGTCACTTAGGAATGGAACGACCGAGGAATTACAAAAAGTCGATCCACTGTTGAAGCAGGCGGTGGATTTCTTACAGAAGGATCAGAAGGTTTTGGATATGTTCGACCTGGCTGCCCAAAGCGAAATTCCACCTACTTTGGATTTGAATTATGTCACGGCAGATTCACTGGTCGTTGCCGACATATTTGATGATGCCTGCCAAATATTTGGCCCCATAGGCCGCAATCAGATTTACGATAAAATCACGGCCGCAGCGGAGATTTTGAACAACCAAGGTCAGTGGGATGGACTTATTGGATACGTAGACCTATTGACTGATTCCCACCACTACATTACTCTTCCTAGATACGTGGAGGCTCCAATCGCTATCAACATTAACGGAACTCCAAGAATGATGCGTAATAAGTGGTTCGAGTTTCACCTGAATGGGCCCGGTAGTCACAATATGGGAGCTTTAAGATATTGGGACGACATGGCTGACGTGGTAACCATACGTCCAATTCCCTGGCCTTCTAAGTTGGTGGCACGATGCGATTTGGCCAGCGATAATGGAAAAATCATCAAGGTGTTTGGATACGATGCTTATGATACTGAACTAAGAACACAGGCAGGAGATGTTGCGCCTGAAGACGGCCTTACTATTCCTATGTCCACAGATGGAGTATTAATAGATGCACAACCATTAGTGGCAAGGATAGAAAGAATCACCAAGCAGCAAACAAATGGATACTGCCAACTCATGGCATGGGAGCCACAAACCAAGACTGCTGTTCCGATTGGATTTTACCACCCCGACGAACTGGAGCCTAACTACCATAGGGTTAGACTTCCCCACAAATGCGCGTGGGTAAGAATGAAATACCGAAAGCGACAGATTAAGGTTAGCGGATTGACTGACCCATTGCACCTTAGAAGTAAAATGGCAATTGTTACTGCTATGAAATCTATCAAAGCTCTTGATACTGACCCTGGCCTAGCTGAAACACTGGAGAAGAAGGCGATTGATTACCTGGATAAGGAACAATCTTCCCGTAACCCGTCGGAAACTTTCAACATCCAGTTCGAGGGACTAGAGACAGAGGTCATTATATAATGGATATCGCACTGGACGGTAAGTGGATCAAGGGAATTAATAGCCTGCTTGACCCATCTCTATTACAGGAGGGAGAATACCCTTGGTCTATCAACACAGATAACACTGGCGGCATCATCCAAACCCGACAAGGCTTCAATGCCATTGGCGTGAAGGACAACCCCTTGCCAGCACTAGAACCAAAAGGATGTGAAATATTTAAAGGAAAGGACGGAACCACTAAATTTATTCTTGCTTTGGGCAGCGAGCTTTGGGCGATGAGTTTTCCTATCGTTCAAGACTTTAAGAAAATTGGAACAGGATTCTTTGCCGATGGTCCCGTGTTCTTTACTAAGACATTACAGAGTGTCCAATTACAGCCAGATGGAACCCTTCAGGTTCTACCGAATCCAATTCCCTATTTGATTATGACCAATGGCACCGAGCAGGCAAAATACTGGGATGGATTTAATCTGAAAACCTCCCTGCCCTCCGGAGTCACTCCTCCTGCTGGCGATACGATTCAACCCGGAATTCCTGTGGGAAAAATAACTGTATGGAGTGGGAATCGCCTGTGGATTTCGAATGGGAGAACACTTCAAGCATCCGATCTGGGCAATCCACTGGCATTCTTCGAGGCGACTTACGTTGCGGGAGGAGGGGCTTTGTTTTTCGATGATGAAATTGTTGGCATGACCCAGACCGCCGATCTTCAGAACCTTATTGTTTGTTCTGACTTCGATACATCTGCCGTTCAAAGCAACATCTATGATAGGACAACCTGGGGATCAACCCCCGGATTCCAAAGAGTCATATTCCCTGGAATAGGATGTGCAGCAGCAAAATCTTTTGTTAGACAATGGGGAATTAATTGGTGGATGTCTCACGGTGGATGGATTGGCATGGATCAGGCGCTTTTAACTTACCAGAGGTCTAGAATCCAATATCGCGACCAGCAAATGATGAGGGCCAAGGAGAGACTGAATGGAGACAAATCAGTAATCTGTGCCGAAAAGTTTGGAAATTCTCTTTGTATTTCGGTTCCTTACGGCAATAAATTTAACGCAGGAACGTGGGTATTGAACCAAAGAGTTTTGGACTTGGCTGCCCCTGTGCCTTATCTGGACTATAGTGATCCTGCCGCATGGTCGTCCCAATGGACTGGCATCCTGCCAGTAGAGTATGCCCTAGCCGTAATAGACGGACAGGAACGTTTGTTTTGTTTGTCTCGACACAAGAATCTGGATGGCAGTGCCCAGCCTGTAGTTTGGGAGATGTTCACCGGAGAAAGGCAGGACAGATACAACGATACGATTTATAGAATTCCTTGCTTATTCGAGGGTAGGCTAATGGGAGTCGATGGCACCTTGAGGAAATTTCATTATGGGGAGATCGACACTTCTGAACTTCTTGGAATCACAGATGTTGAGGCATTGGTAGCGGGACGAAAAGGTAATTACCACTCCATATTGAAAACGCAAATCGTTGCATCTCCTGGTAGTATTAATTCATCAATTACTGCCCAGTTTGTAACCGAGACCACGGACGATGTAGCTGGCGATGCCACATTTCTACCAGTTGCAAGCGTTGAAGGCGCCCTCACGCCTCCCGCAGTTGTTTTCGTTAATGGACTTCCATATTCTTACATTGGAGTCCAGGTCGGACAAGGACAATCAGGTGGAGGCCAACCCCCTCAGACCGAGCAACAGGCAGGAGAGACAGGATTTATTTTAGCGGGACCTGGAGGCATTAATCCACCTCCCCAACCGCCTCCGCCGGGACCTCCTCCAGAAGTTTTACCGGTGCCATCTTTTGATCCAGCAGGCGGAACATATGATGTCGTAGCACTGTATGTGCAAATAGGAGTGGCCGTGAACGGAGCGAAGCTTGCCTGGACGGTCGATGGAACAATCCCTTCCAGAACGCATGGACATCAGACTCTTCAGAATGCCGTAATAGTAAGAATTGACGGAGGAACTTTTACTTTACAGGCTATGGCATATTTACCAGATGATCAAAATTCTGATTCACCGGTTGGTTCTCAAATATATGTGGTGGCCGGAGGTCGCCCACAAGATATTATGAATCCTTTCGGCCCTGATGTGGTTGTTCCAGATGGGCCTGATCCTACTAATCCCAACCAATTTCCAATTCCCGATATAGTGGTTCCTACACGTCCTGCGATACCTAAGGGCACTCAAGTTATTCAGATTCAATTTAATTACGCCCCACCTCCACTCGTCTCTCAACCTGCTGCAACAATTTTGACTTCTTACGTATCTCAACGTAGGATGCTTAGAACTGAAGAATGGGATATAAGAAAATACTCATGCACGTCTTGTGGCGTAGAAGATTTCCATCAGGATAACATTGATCGAGGGTTTTCTTTTCTCATTAAATGGACAGGGCGAATGGCAATTAATGGCATAAGAATGATGACTGAAAAATATCCAGACCCTCAAAGGGGTCGATGCACCGAAGATGAACTATTATCAAGGGCACTTGATCAGTCAGGCTGTGGAAACAAGTCGTTAATAATTCTAGAATCTCCGACATTCGATACCGCTCCATTGCATTCTCAATACCTTCGAAGCGTTACGCATCGTGCATTTGATGAACCTGATTACAGTCCAGTTCCAGTTGAAGTAGCGCAACCTCCGCCTGGTGGCTCACCTCAGCCTACCGTAACTCCCCCATCTTCAACATGACAAATCGAATTAATTTTTCTGTAGTTCCCTTTCCGCAAATACAGTTTAGCGGGGACGTTAACCAACTCGCCCAACTACTGGCAGATCACTTGCAGGGAAATCTCGACCAATCCGTATTCACCGGACAGGACGGGGGAACGATGCCTCAAACGAATATAGGACTGTGGTTAGACAATGACATATGGAAGATATGGGACACCATACTGGCAACCTACGTTCCTATTGCTTGCGCTGCTGGGGCTGTAACCAATGGGGTTCTGCATGTTGCGCGAATGCACGCCAACAACGAAACGGCAGACATCGATCTGCAATTGCCAAGTCTGGCTGGAACTATTGCCAGAATTGAAGACATTACCGCGCCCCTTGCCCCGGGAACTAATTCAGGAAATACGATTAACCTGGATTGGACTGTGACAGACTTTTATGCCCAGATTACGGCTGCTGCCACAGTTGTTGATCCTGGCACGGCAGTTAATGGGGCTAGTTTAGTTTTGTGGATTGAAACTCCGGTAGGACATGGAACTGCCCTTACGGTAGCGTTCCCAAGCACCTGGATTGTAGATTCAGCTATCCTGGGAACCACGGATGCGACCCATAGGGCCGTAGATCAATTTGTGATTAGGAGAATAGGAACCAAAACTTTCGTTCATCATGAAGCCCTATATTCAATCAACCAGGGCGGGCCAGGGGGTGATACCTCTCCGCCAGTTGTGTCTCTCATCGATGCAATTGTAGGACATTCTGCCGTGAGGGTGCATTGGCTCCAGTTAATGCAGGGACCAACCCCTGTAACAGATTGGATTGTCAAGAAAGACGGAACTAATGTTCCCATATCGGTTGTCAATGTATCCGGAACCCTGGTTCAGGTTGTTATAAATAGTCCAATTGTTCAAGGGTCTGTTTACACAATACAATACACAGGTAGTTCACTGAAGGATGTTGCTGGCAATTTAGCATCTCACTTCGGTCCCTGGCCTGTAAGCCTGGTGCAAAACTAATGGAAGGAGGGTCTTCCTCGTCCGGCGGTTCAGCCGTCTCGCCGACAGTTTATCCAGTAAATACTTTGGCCACTGAACAGGCAGGCATAGCTGCCGATCAGTATGGATACAACCTGAGTGACGCAGACTTTGCCAGTCGGTTCCCAGGTTTAGTAGCCTCTCGCGGAACAGACATGGCTACGGCCGAGAAAGAGATGACCGGCCCCCTGGCTGCTCCAGTTGAAAATGCCTTTACATCCTCCGGACTTTCTAAGGCCTTTTCTGCTTTCGGAGGAGGGTCAGAAGACCCAAATGTAACGGGAACTGGCAGTATAGGTCGTAAAACTATTGGCGCTTCAGTGGCAAATGATACGATGTCCTACCAGAACGCTGCCAGGGATTACTTCCAGAACCTAATCGAGCAGAACCCTCAACGTGCCTTTGGATTGTCTGGAGGTGACCTGCTTAATCTTTCTATTCTCAATCAGGGAAATCTAGCGCAAGCGAATCAACAGGCAGCGGGCATTGCATCTCAGGTTGGGGCTGCCCAAGCTCAGGCAAGCCAATCGCAAACAAATTCACTTATCGGAGCAGGAAGCTCCATAGCAGGCGCTGCCATAGCCGCATTATGATTAGATACCTATCGTCTATGACCCAGATCAATAAGTGGCTAGAAAGGTTCAGAAACCCAGTCGTAATGATGTCATTCGGAAAAGATTCCATGGCGCTGGGATTCATGATCTTCAAAATGCTAAAGTTGAAACTTCCTGTTATTTATTACCGCGACCCATTCGATCCCATTAAGAATGAATGGCCGGATAAAATCATACACGAATGGGGACTTGAGGTTTACGATTACCCGCCATATCAATGCAGGGTAAAAGTGAAGGGAGAATTTATTGAACTATGTCCATCCTACCAAATTGGGGAACTTCCAAATGGATGCATAGACGTTCCCAAGGCAATTCTTGAGCCTGATTACAAAGGCGACTGGCATTGTGGCCTAAAGATTCTAGAACGCCCAAAAGGAAGTTTTAATTTTCCGTGGGACCTGATTCTTCATGGCCATAAGTCGGCAGACGTAGATCGATTCTATGGCCCTGTCAAGCTGAAGACTGAACTGGTGGAGAAGGACGGAATTCCAGCCGTGGCGTTCCCCCTTAAGGACTGGACTCATGATGACATATGGGATTTCATTGAAGACTTCGACATTCCATTCCAGCAGGATCGCTATTTAAACCGCGTTGAATCCGCAGATAAAATAACAAACAACGATTATTTGGTTGCCTGCACAAACTGTGTCGATCCCCGCAAGGCAGGACAAGACGTTTACTGTCCTCTCGTTGGTCATGGCATTAAAAACATTTCCGAGCAAGTCCTTCAGGCGCCGGCACTGTTACCTGATTACATCATATGACACTTCAAGAAGAATATAAAGCAGTATCAATACGGTGCCTGGGAGATATAGATTTCTTCATAGTTGGACTGCCGAGATGCCGGATGGCATGGATTGCAAATTATCTGACGTATGGAGACACGGAATGCCACTTCGATGGATTCGTGCCGGGATTATACGGAGAAGGCCCAGACGTGATAGAAATGTATTATAACCCCGAAAAGGTAGTTGGAGTTGCAGATGGGGCCGCCCTAATGTTCCAAGATCGACTGATAGAGAAATATCCACATGCCAAATGGGTGGTAATAACTAGACCTCATCCAACTGTCATTGCGTCAGTTAAGAAGCTTGGCATCCCCATTGATGACCGACTCACGACCCTCCACTACAAGATGGGCGAACTTAGAGCCAAGGTTCAACCACTTGTGGTTCCGTTCGATTCTCTGGACAAGTCCATTAAAGACATCGCAACATTCGTTAACCCGTCATGGAAATGCCCCCAATGGAGACACGACATGCTGGTAGGTCTTAATGTCCAAACCAGAATTACCCAAGATGACCTCGTAAAGATTCCCTTAATTAATCCACTGAGTAAGGCCGCCGAACCTGTAACGCCAACCAAGACTCAGGATGATTTCTTCAAACTTATTCAAGAAATTTGCGGAGACAATAAACTCGCTTATAGGTGGTTATGGCAGGCGATAGAAGTCGCCTCCATTTTGGATCATGTAATGGATAGCGAGCTAATTGATTTTCAGCATTTCGATACAGTAATGAAAGGAGTCCTGCTGGAGTGGGGCATCAATGAATTTTACAAGAAGAATGCAATTTACCTTTCGCCTGTCATGAGTCAGGCAATTGCCTCCTGGCAACATTCCACCGGCTCATTTAAAAGGGCGGGTCATTACAACATTTACACAAGCGTTCCAACTGCGGTTGCCTTTTTAATGGGCGGGCAGGAATACGTGGACAAGTTCGCGCCACGCCTACATGCATTGGTGGAACAACTTGAAATTGAGGACACTAAACGAGATGGAGAAACATTATGATAGGTGGAGTTGGCGATCCTACTGAACTGGCCAACAGACTTAATCAACTGGGCCTTGGCGGGGGTAATAACCAAGGGCAGGGAAATGGATTTGGAATACCTGATTTGTCCACAGGATTTCCGAATGAAGGAATATCCTCACTGAGCGACATCCCGAATATCACTGGAGGCATACAGAAACCCAGCCTGGTAGGTACCGGAGTTAAGGGAAACAAATCAGGAAAATTCAAATTCCTTAACCCTAATAAACTTGAAGCCGAGGCAGTTCAAGCAGACCAACTTGGCTACAACCTTTCCGACCAGGATTTTGCAAAGAGATTCCCGCAGCTTGTAGCCGGCCGTAATGCATCCATGGCATCCGCAGAAAGTAATTTGGCCGGAGCGCCAGACCCCTTCGTGAACAATGCCCTCAAGGCCGCGGGACTAGGAGACATCAATTTAGGAACTGGAGAATTTACTCAGGCTCGAAACCTTGGACAACCTATAGCAGCCAAAGAGCAGAGAGATCGAGCTTACTTCCAAAGGATATTAGGTGACAACCCCCAGAGAGCATTTGGATTGAACTCTGGAGATATTGCCAGAATCGCCGTAGCTAACACCAATGGAGTCAATATGGCCGGACTTGGATTAGCGCAAGGACGGGCACAGCAGGCAATTTCAAATTTAAGCACTTCGGCTCAGAGCAACGCAGCCTTAATTTCTTCACTTGGACAGATAGCGGGCGCCGGCGTAAAGGCAGCCGGATCGTCTGGTAGCTTCGCGTCCCCCACCTTGGAGCCTGGATATTACAACACTGGATATGGATACGGACTTCCGCCTGGATTACAGACCGGGCAATCCTTTGGATACAACGACCAATATAGCGGTAACGCTTACGATGCCTCAGGAAATTATGTAGGTAATTCATTCACTGGAGAAGGACTATGAGTTTCGATACATTACAACGATGGCATGAGACCAGGCACGTTGATACCTCGCCAATGCGAATCACTCCTGCCGTTCGCGCTCCAATACCCAGATATTCACCATTCCCTGCCATTGCAGCTTCCATAGGGGAACTAACCAATGCCCTCGATCCATTGAATATGGCGAAGAGAAAGTTGGCTCTTGCACAGACCCAGAATGCAACACAAATGTTCCCCCTGCAACAACAGCTTCAACGTCTTCAGATTCAAAGGATGATGGGTTTGATGGGTGGTAAAGGATCGCCAGATTATATCGTTGGGCCTGATGGAAAGGTTCATTGGTTGAGCGCAGCCCAGAAAGCCCAGAGAGATAGGGCCGCCCAACACAATGCCACTTACAATCAATTAATAGATGGCGCAAATGCCGCCAGCCAAGGTCATCCTGTTTCTAAACCAGGGCCTGCGCCTGACTGGGCAAATCCTAGTATTTACCAGGGTAACGCCCCTGGTTCTCCTATTCCTCCTACAGGTCAGCCAGCTTTAACGGAGACTGGCCCGCAGGGCACTATTTCAGATAATAGTTCTGACCAAAACAGTGTTGCATATACAGGGCCTGACCTAGGTGACAATACCGAGCCTGACTTGGGCGCAGGAGATAACGGGGAAATTCCAACATGAGTCCTGAAGACATAACAAAACAAACTTATTATTACCCGGCTACGGATGAGGACACCGAGGCAGCGGGACTTGATCCATCTATAGAAGGCGGAACACAGGGATCGGGACCGTTTAAGAATTTAGATTTACGAAACCATACCCTTGAGGCATATCGGAGAGAAGAATCTCCATTTGTTGCTGTGGCAATGAAAGACGTTCCCTATGGGACGCAATTCCCACTGAAGCTTCATGGTTCTAACGAAGTCGTTCCAGCGAAGGTTGTTGATACAGGCGGTGGCCTGGCCTCTGGAACCCATGTTGACATTGCAACTGAGAATCCTCAATTAGCAAAGACTGGTGGCGGAAAAATTAGTCCCCCTCCTGAGTCTGCGCCAGGCGATCAGCAAGTTCCCTTAGACCTTCCTAGCCTTGACCAAATATCCGCTGGAGGAATACCAGACGTGACTGCCGCAGGACAGGATACGGGCGATGCTATCAGGGCAGCTATTGATGCCACGCCAGCCAGGGCTTTGGTAGCGGGAGACAATACAGACGCGGCGGATGAATATGCATCGACCGATACCTCAGATGAGCCTACGACAACAGAGATGTCCAGTGAAACTCCCGTTGCAGCAGCACAGCCTCAAGAACAGGAAGGTGCCCCCACACTAGGCAGGTTGGGTAAAATTCCCCAGGTGGATCACGTTGATGCAGACAAGGGTTTGATCTATTACAAAAACGGAATGATCTTGGACACCAATTCTAAGGACATATACACTACTGATCCTGCCGGAAACCAGTGGTTGCATCCCGCTGATGGATCAAAGCCCGTCAAGATCAAGGGAGCAGCGGGCGCGATACATCCTGCCATCATGAATCAATTGATAGCCAACGGTGCACCCGTTACGAATCCAGATGGATCGCCTTACCAGAATGACGCCCAGGCTGCCCAAGCATTGCAAGACTTCCAGAAAGCCAATGGCATTCCTACTAAGGTTCAGCAACACATTGCCGACATGGTTACAAATAAGTTGGGTTCTTCCAGAAATCCCTATACCAAGAATTATCTTGCCATGCAGGGAAATTATGAATCAGCGATGGACAACATTGATAAGCAAGGACGAAATGGTATTGACGATGCCTTCCTTTTGAGCGCCATAGCAGGTATCGAGAATCCTGGCCGATCAAACACAGAGAATGATTTTAGGGTAGCATTACGATCAGCAGGTATTAGAGGCAACATAGAGGTAATGGCAAAGAGAGCTTCTGCAATATTTAACGGAAGCACCCAAGACCAAGGACGTATTCTGCCTGATGAAATGCTTCCACAGATTAAGGGAGCCGTCACAAACGCCGTCAAGGCACGATACAACTTATACCAGGCAGGCGTTGAACCTTTTCGAAGGCAATTGGCGAATGCCGGCCTCAATCCCGACAATTACATTCCGCCTATTAAATTAAGGGGAGGGGCTGCTGTGCCCCCAGCGCCTAGTGCGGCCTTTCCCAACCAACCGCCTCCAACTATTTCAAGCCAGTCTGAATACAATCAACTTCCCCCTGGTAAATACCAAGCAATTGGCTCCGATGGACAACTTCATACATTCACCAAGGCTAAATAATGGCAGACGAAGCTCAGTGGGTACCTCCAGATCAGCCAGACGACGCCAAGCCGTGGACGCCACCTGACACGCCGGACGATCAGATCACGCCCGAGAACGTAGGCAACCAGGCTTCTCAACACCTGGCACAGTATCGTGCGGGAGAACGTCCAGACCTTTTACCACACGAAGCAGAATTCCTTGAAGGCATAACCCCCTTAATAGGTAAGACTGAATCCGATTTCATGCCAGGTATTTCAAAGCTTCCTGAAGCTGATTCTGGATTCACAAACGCAACCAACCTGCCAGGCCCGGGTAATGCAGATGAACTTTCTCATTACATGCAGACCGAGCAAGAGGCCGCAGGGGGACAAAGCACTACAGAACGTATGGTGGGAGGAATTGCACAAATTCCAGGTCAGGCTATGAAGGCAGCCCCCGGAATATGGGGAGGGATCAAATCATTTTTCGGAAATGCATTTCAAGGTGCCCGCGTGGCTGGCAATGATGAAGCACTTCAAAGAATAGGCGATACTTCTACGGAGGAAAAAGCCGTTCAGGACGTATCGAAAGAATATCCTGCTGCGTCAGCAAAGGTTCTTTCGGCCCTGGCGGACATGGGAGCATGGGGAACAAACATGGCATTAGAAACGGCTGTAGGCGGTCCCTTAGGCCCAATTATAGCCCAACATCCGTTTGTCCAAAAGCTAGAGTCAGTTGCCCCTGCATTGGCGGATTTCTTTGTCAATCGAACTACAGCCAACGTTAATAAATACCAAAAGGAAATGGACATCGATCCAAATTCTTTCGCGTCCCAGATTACAGACCTTGCGGCATTTAGTCTATTGCCGGGAGCGCAACTTGGCCATGCCGGAGATTTAGCTAAAATCATCGATGATGCA